CTTATCGTATGTTGATAGACTTGGCATGTCTGCAAAGTCACCCATACAGATAACTGCGTCAGGTTTAGCCTTCACTATAAACTTTCCCAGCTTCTCAAACCTACTATTATCATAGTCAGGATGAGCGTGTGGGTCGCCAATAATCAATAAATTCATGAGTCTTTTGTCCATATCTCAGGGTCAAACTTCAAAACAGGAGCGAGTGTAGGTTCTGACTTCAGTATAGACATAAACTTATTCCACAACTCCTCCTCCCATACATCGTCTGCCGATTTAGCGTACTCCAGTATTATTTTTTCTAGGTAGTCTATGGATAACAGTTCCTGCTTCAGTATAGAACGCATTAAAATAATAGCCCCCATCATGTGGTTATTCATTAACCACACTAAGGCTTCCCCTTCAGTCATGTCATGTCTCATATCAGTCACCATCACTTTAAGTTTTTGATCCTTTTGCTTGTCCATTCACGTAACCGCATACAAGATAAAAACACTTCTACATGCTCAAGCGGCTCAAATAACTTCACTTGATGTTTGCCAGTATCCTTATCTAATCTTAGTATTAGTGCTTTCTTCACCTCCTTTCCGTGCATTTCAGTCATTGCTTGTGCGTATGCTGCTAGTTGTAGATGATACTGCTTGTAAATCTTTGCTGATGTTTTGAAATCAATGACGGTCAGATCACCGTTAACCTCTGCCAGCGCGTCTGCTGTGCCAGCAAACTTATATTTTCTGCTATACAGCTTTTGCTCGATTGCCAGCCATTTAACATCATTATCCTTTGCCCATTCTCTAAAGGCTTCGATACAGTTCAAGGCAGCTTCATCATCTGGTAGTTCAGGGGCTTCGCCTTCCCCCATCTTCCATCGTATAGCGTCCTCAATCCATTTATGTACAAGACTGCCAGTGTCCATAGCCTCAGTGCTAATCGTCTTATGGGCAGCCTTTATGCCATCGTAGATGTGCTTTATTACACGTTGAGGTACCATGTAGGTTCCAGAATCTCCCGGTGCTAGGACATACTGTTCGATAGATGTCTGGAAAAAGTCTGCTCCTGACTTCACAGCCCAATCTATCAGCCCCTGCTTGGGAAAAGCCCCATCCACTACTCTCGTAACGGACGGGACTTTCTCACCACCTACAGTGTAACTATGCTTTTCTTCATCGAATAGCAATTCACATACTTCACCATCTGGGAAGGTTATATCAGTCATAGTTACACATACCTTAGAAGGGTATGTCATCTCCCTTTTCTGCTGGTGTTCGTGGGCCTGAATCAACATAGGAATCAGGATAATTTTTCCTCCAAGACTCTTGCCCTTCCTCTACTACCCGGAAGTCAGCACAATACTTCTCTACTTCACTGTCAGACATAGGCTTGAGTTTTACTTTCTTCAATTCTGTACCATTCGGAATGGTCTTAGAATTGACGTACACATTGTACCATGTATCCTTTTGAGTAGGTGGTACAATTATCTTGCCCATGTAGTCAGCCATCCAGTCTTCCGTCTTCTTGCCATTGGGCCAGCAATCAGAGTTTAAAGGGACTATTTCTTTCTTTTGTTCATTCATGTGTTTGGTTTCCCAGTTGTTAAGAAATTCCACCCAAGGATCGAGTGGGCTTTTGTGGTACATCCAGTCATCAGGCACCTTGCCTCCTGTTTGCATTAAGCGATCTCCATACTTCCCTTATACCAGCTTCGGTAGACCGCTTGTTAATGTACTGCTCAGAGTCCATTATAGCAGACTCTAATTCTTTTAGCCACTTTAGATACTCATCAGTGGTTACGCTTATTGCTTCTCTCTCTGCCACAGTACCAGTAGCCTCAAGAAAACCATAGGCTTTTACTGTTTTACCGTAGACCTTTAAACTCTCAGCTTTAGCTTTCGCCAATGCTGCGGGTTCATCAGTCTCAGCAAGATAAGTCAATGCCTTTTCTAAGCGTTCTTCACTAACTAATGACATTAGTTGTTCTCCATTGAGTGATATTTTCTGCCATCACACGAAGCTGTGGCAGAAAATATCACGATTCACATCACCACCCCAACATCAGGTGGAAACTTAGACTTTAGACCGTCAACCTCTAACACTCCTGCTCTGGTTGCTTTGTCTAGCGTATCGAATATAAACGTAAACTGCCAGTCTAGTATGTCAGCGTCACCATTATGTGCAGCACTGTGACAAGTATGACATAAAGGCATCACAAATATATCTGATGCTTTGTAACTCATTCCGCCACACCAAGGAGCGTGTCTACTGGTAAGATGATGCGCCACAATCGTTTCATCATGCAAACAACATGCAGCGCAAGGCAGCTTACTTACCCAATTCAAGTACGGTCTGCTTGTCCATCGTTTTTGTTTCTGTAAACTCATGATCCTATTTTACCAGATAAAGTATAGAATAGAAAGCAACGAAGATTAAAATAAATGCTATATCCATTAGATGTTACACACACCGGACAAGCATTGTTCATCACTGTTGTCTTCAAAGATAACTCCTCGCTTATTGTTAGCTTCTTCGTAAGGTACTGACGTTATAGGTTGCCCACCTCTTGATCCATCAGGGTATACAGTTAACCCTCGTAATCCATGGGCATACTTCTTTACAATCCTACTGAAGTCTTTAACAGTAGCCTCATTGTTTAGTTCTGTACCCCATGCAGGAAGATTCAAAGTGGAACTGATAGCATGATCCACATACTTCTGCAACTCAAACTGAAACTTTACCCGTCTTTCGGGATCACCAGCTAAGTCCACAGCAGACTCAATGTTAGCAGGATCAATGCCTCTGTCTATCAATGCTTGCGCTGTACCATCAACCATGAACTGATGCTTCCATCTAGTCCCATCAGATAGGTAGCGTCTTTTGTAACTGACCGCATAGATAGGCTCTACCCCTGATGTAGTGCCAGCAAGGATCGAGATACTACCTGTCGGAGCGATTGCCCTGTAACCCTTAGGTCTATTCAAGAACAATCTATCACAGTGTTCATTAGCACTGCGTTCTGATTCATTCTGGTAAACCTTCAGCCAAGACCTTAACTCATCTGCCATCTCGTACTTATAGTTTCTTTGAAGCAACCATTCATGCATCCCCATCAAACCCAATCCGATACGTGAGTTCTGCTGCCTTACCTTCTCCACTTTACTGTATGGTAGGTGTGCACGAATCAAACCACAGACTAAGAACTTAGAAGCTAAGTTAACTACATCTTTAAACTCGTCAATGGTATCAATGGCAGCCAAGTTGATGCTACCAAGATTACAAACATCACTGTCATCTTCGCTAGTGATTTCAGTACAGGCATTCCTAAGTGTTTCATTTTGTTTCGCTCCAAAGTTGAAGGAGAATCCCGGCTCTCCAGTCATCAATGCCTGTTTGCAATTCTCTTCAAAAACTTCTGAATCATTACCGTTTAACCACTCATCATCGTAGTTAAGACTAATGTTCATCATATCCAATGGTGCAGGATGATTAAAATCATTCTTCTTTAAATCGGATACGCTTAGATTAGTCCCCGGCACCATCATATCGTGCCAGTTCTTAGCGTGTAAAAAATCTAAAGCATCTTCGTGTTGCCAATTCAGGCTCCCGTACAAGGCTGATCGTCTACTGCCACCTTGCATTACATTCCTGCCTACTTCATTCAACGTATGCAGCAATGGTATTGGCCCACTAGCGACACCGCCAGTACGCCTCAACTGACGACCAGAAGGACGGCACAGGGAAACATCTGCCCCTATACCGCCTCCGGTCATCAAACATGACATCGCTCGTTCAGTGAGTCCTGACCATGCTTCACGGCTATCTTCTTCTAACCGTAGTAAATAACAATTATTAAAGAACCTAGCGTCCCGTCCAGCGTACCAGAGATAACGACCTCCGGGCATGAACTTAAACTCAGACATATATTTGGTCAACTGATCCCTGTCATTCTTAGACATAAGGTTATTCTTTTGACCATCCATATCACCACATACATAGTTAACAACTGTATGCGCTCTATCTGCCCATGTCTCATAGGTATTGCTTGCGTACTTCTGCCTGAATACGTTACTACCAAGTTCTGTTCTAAACATAATTATTATTTATCCTTGTAGTGTGCTTCGTGGGTGGTTGTTCTCCAATCAATCTTATCGCCGCTGCCGACGTACTTCTTTTCTGATCGTTTGGATGCGAAGTCAAGTCTTTCGTAAGCATCTTCCAACGCTTCGTAATACTTGATCCCGATTCTGGAATAGTTGTGTTCCCAATCGTAATACTCGCCATAGAATATTCCGACAGCTTCCTTCATACCTTTTACCGCATCGCTTAACAAATCAATATCAGATTGGGTTTGCTCTTTACTCTTCAGCTTCTTGGTCATCGTCTTCTCTCGTCACTGTCCAGACTATTGCATTCCTGCCTGAACGGGTTTTACGTTTCTTGCCACTATTTCTGACAAGTTCCTTTTTTACAGCAGCCCTGATTCGGGATGAAACACTCTGATGCCTAGCGTCCAACATTACTTCTATCTCATCACAGGTTAATCCCTCATCTGGATCACAAAATGAAGCCATGTCTAATGCTTCTAAAACATTACTGTACAACGTATCATCTCCTCTATTCACACTGTTGTATGCGTCAAGGCTCGTTTGTGCAATATTATACACGTCGATCTCCTTTAGGTATCTCTTGCCCATTCTTTTTTCGGGCTTTGATTGATTTCCTATTGATTACCCAATCTCCTTTCCAATCGCTCTTCCACTTAAATGAACATATGTCACCTTTGTGTAGATGTTGTATTGGTCCGAAGGTTTTTAGGATATAAGGCCCGTCATCCTCATTAAACCATACTGAATGAGTTACCGGGGTTCCAGATTTTGCTCGTTTGCCATTTCTTTTCATAGAAAAAGATACATATTTTGTAACAACCATATCTACTTCTTCGGTGGGCGGTTCCTTCTCTTCAAAGGCTGGCGTAGGATTATCTGGATGCGGCTCCGACCCCCAACAAGCAGGAAATTGGGAGCAAGCATAGAACAACCCGTACTTACCGTCCTTCTCGATCATTTTGTACCCACATTTAGTACATTCAGAGTCTTCAATTACCTTAATCGGTTTACCCCATTTATCTTTGTGGACCTCGTAAAGATAAGCTAGTTCTTTGTCTGCAATTTTCTTCTCTGGTTCATCCAGAAAATCATATAATTGCCGCGCTCTTGGACTCCACTTACCTCCAGCAAATTTTTGGGGTTTATCAAACTTATACTGTTCTTGAAGACAGACAATGTAATTAACACCCATAAATTGGTACACTTACTTGCTCCTCTTGAAGTCTTCAGATTCATCTTCACCGTACACATTAAATCGATAAGCGCCACATAACTTCAGAACAACCCTAGACAACGCTCTCTTCTCTGCCATTGCGACAGGGTATTTTTGTGAGGTGTTTGTGGAAGATGCTTCACCGTACGTCTGCATCATAGTATCTCCCATACCTCCAGTTGCTTTTACCACAATAAATTCTGGCACCGAACAAACCAAATCAAAAACAACTACTATGTTATTTCTGTATTGGATTTTTTCGATACCCGTCCTAGTGATAATGTGGATATTTTTACCACCTTTTTTGAATGGCAATGGAAATAAATCTTCCTCTTTATCGAGGTCATTTTCCGTGACCAGCTTATTTAAGAACTCACTCTTGTTCATCTACAATTTCCTTAAAGTAATTTAACTTCGTTAGAACATAACAATCCTCGTACTTCTCACCTTTTTGGTGAAGTACGAGGATTGGTATGCGATGCTCCTTCTCTACGTCAGCTTGATTATACGCCTCATGTATCCATTTGGGAAGTTCTTTTCGATGCTTAACTTCTACACTCCAGCGTGGGTGTTCGATATCTCTACGGCTTTCCCCATTACAACCAGTACGGGTACCACCTAGAAGTTTAGCAACCATACGTTCGCAGTGTTTCCAAGTAGCCATTACTTACTTACACCTACTTTGTCCATGAAATACGACTCAGCTACTCGCCCGTTAGTAAACTTTTTTGACTCAACAAAATAAGGGACATTAGATTGATCTAACTCATATACATCCAGTCTTTTAGATTCAGTTCTCCAAATTCCCTCGTACCTATGTTTGCGAAACATTTTCATCGCCATTACTTTCCCTTCTTTGTTCGTTTATGGAAATCATCTTTACATCTTAGGTACCAATCGTCAAGACTTTCGTCTTCCTTTTTCCACATACCTTCCTTCTCTAACTGCCGTTTCAAAACCTGTTTGAATGGTAATCGTTCATCTCCAACTGTTTGCACACTGTACGCTTCAACGTAATGGAAATCACATAAGTTTATAGGCGTTATGTGTGTTGCTTTCTTATCACAATGCAAGCATTTCATTTGTAACTCCAGCGGTCTTCATACGGTTGACAAGAATAATAATCTTCAATAGGAAACCCATAAGCAGTGTCATCATTTTCATATTTAATTTGTACCTTTTTTTCTTTCTTGCGAATAGGGTAAGTCATTCCTCGTACAGACCAAGCCTGACCAGTATTCACATTATCTACTAAACCTCTAGATACTCCAAACATACGTGCTATTTCCTCATGACTAGCGGTGCCACGTAGTTCAATGTAAATTTCCTCTACAGTTTCTTCTGTTAGTTTTGCGCAAGCTGGTCTAAGCATAATTTAATTCTTTTTGAATACCCAGTAATCAGTATCTTCTAGGTTCTTCCGCATATCATACCACTCAGGCCATTTTTTACGAAACCATGGGTCATACTTCTCTGTTCCTGCGGGTAAAGCATTCTCTAATCCACTGACACTTGCAAAACCAAGACCACCTGAGTAGACATCTGCTGCACTAACATCATGTTTATACCAATCCTCTAGTACATGCTCATGTAATTGTCTGCTAAACTGCTGTTTTACGTCCTCAGTACCATCATAGTTTTGCAAGTAAGAATATATTGCCAGTGTATAATTCTTTGCCCATTTCTTATCTTCTATGTTAATATGCAGTTTATTGATATTTTCTATTATAGCTAAACATCTGTTAGAATAGTCATTTAGATTTATACTACCTTTTTTTATTCTGGTAATATGTAATTCTGTTATTATAGTTTTAGCTTTCTTTACTAACTTATGTAATCTATCAGAACGTAAGTCTGTTAAACGTAATCTATGATCCATATTATTTCTCCTCTTATTATTTATGAATTCATCTATTATAACATACATAAGTACGTCGGACATACCCTTATATATATCAATGACTTACAGCTTAAACCTTACTATAGTGAGGAACCATGGAAGATAAAGACATTGAAAAGCTACGTCGAATCAAAAGGCGGAATTGGGTAGCCAAAAATAATTTACACAAGTACAAGAAACACGCTCCCAAGACAGCCTACAAACGAGTCAACAGTAGCAAACTTACGCACGAATATAAGGGGTGAGCAGTTTAATGACTTGCTCAGGTCTTCCCTCACCCTATGTTACGCTGCGACTGCTAATCGTGACCATTCACCTCGATCCATCGTGAGGACTCTACCAGCAACCGTTTCCAGATGCGTAGCGCGCTCAAAACTAAGTGTTCTGGCAACATCATTTGAACAAATAGCTTGTGACATACCGAATTGACCTAGATCATTACCTCGTATAAATGCCTGATATACGGCGTTAGATTCAGTTTCACTCAGTATTTCAGCTTTAGCTATCTTTTGTACAGTTTTTTGTATATGCGCGTCAGCTATATCCGGAGAGGATGCCGCATACTCAACAGCCTTTGTTAACCGTTCCAATCGTTCCGGTGCGATTACTGTGTTAATCATGTCAGAGAGTTCTGATAAAGATGCTTCAATCTGAGCCCTTCTGGTCTCACTTGATACTACGATATCGCCGTCCATTTCTATACGTCCTGTACGGTGAACTTTTGTGAGATTTGTGCTCCACTTTGGTAAGATCATACCGTTAGTACAAGCCAGAAACTCTACAAAACTTCTGACACCGTAACTACCTGATCCGACCTCGTTATTGTAAAGAACAAAACCAATCTGTACGATATCGTTTTGCCGTCTTGTCCTGAGAGGTCGAGATACCATGTCGGGAAAGATAAACTTGGCATATAATCGGTCTTCGTTAACTTCAGCACTCTTTAACTCAGCCCTGTAACCATTTGACTTATAAAGATTATTACAGTGCATCATTGCTCTATCAAGAATAGAAACAGAAGGAATAGGCAAGTATTGGTTTGATAAGATTGCTCTCCACTTTTGAGTGCCGCCTGTTTCCTCAGGTAACATACCTCGTAACATCCTATAGAGATTTTGATTACCATTTCGTAGCCCATGGTTAATCATTCCAGAAAGTAAGGGTGTAGCTTTTGGGTACGTTTTTCTGCTTAGTTTAGTTATCATTCCGCGACCAGTATCTAATGACCATTCGTCGCCAACTTCGGAGGGTATCTCCTCATCACGCAACATTTCTGCGTATTGTGATGGAATCCTTAACTTAGTGCATAACTGCCTAAATGCACTATCTGTTAATTCTCCGTCAACAAATCCATTTGGAGTATTAAGTTGTAGTACAGGGCCGTTGTACAAGTAGTTGGAACTGTGGTTCATAGCTAATCGCCCTACTGGTGCGATATAATCAACTGCTCTATTTTCTATAGTGCGCGCAGTTTCTAGCACTGTTTCTAATGACATCGAAGTTTTCATTTGATTTCCTTAGTCACTGATTGTCGTTGAACATCATCTCATGTATGGCATCATACATTGCTGCCTGAAACTGCTCCTCACGGAGCCAATCTAGCCAGCAATCGCCATTAGGTTTGTCAGAACAGTCTTCGTGACCATGCTGACACTTAAACTCATGACCGTACACTCCTTTGGCAGAGGTACTAGGTGGATTGATAGGTGGTTCTTGCTTCATAGCTTCAGATGATCCAAGAGGATAGGTTTTCCAGTATTTAGACATTGAGATGTGGCCTCATAGCAGAGACAGCTTCATCTATATCATCCGATAAACTATCAAGAGCATGAATAGCATTTTCAAAATCAGATACTTTATCAAGTTTAATCACTAGATCATCCATACACGGTACTTGAAAACTGTCCCAACCTTGGGAAAATTCATTCATTTCGTCTATGTTGCTTACACCAACAGACTCAAAGAAGTCATCTTTAGCCATTCTGAACTCGTCAACTCGCTCTTCTAAGTTCTTCGGTATTATCTTATGACGGTGTGTATCCTCAAAGCACTCGATGCCATGTTCGTTACACCATTCAAGGATAAGCCCTATTTGTTGACGACATACTTTAGTCAGTAAATGACTATCTTTATGTGTGTCATAGTATGTTGAATACTTCTTTGCTACCAAGGGAAGGTCATCCATTTCCATGTTTACTTCTCTCCATGTGAGGGTTTAATTCAGTTATCTCTTTAGAGACTTCGATCCACTTGTTATAGTGTATCTTCTGCATCTTAATTAGCCTGCGATATCTAGCAAGATAATTCTTATGCTCTTGTCTCTTATTTTCACCAGTACGACGATTTGCCATCTTATTTACTCCTTTACTAGTCAAGGTTAAGATTATCATAGTTTAAAAGGGAAAACTACACTTTTCTCCTTTACTTTCACCCGTGTACTGTGCGCGTGCCCGTTGACATTTGTAAAGGGGGCGCTAGGGTTGCATCTTAATGATGCATGAACATAAAAATAGCCCCGAAGCCCTGAGGCTCCGAGGCTCCGAATGGCTACTTATGAGCCAGTCAACTTCGCCGCTTGCGCTGCGAGTCTTGCTCCGACCCACTTAGGATCGTTGCGCTGGACAGTAGCCATTGCTAGATCGTATGAGGCTGAGTCTACTTGCTCTGCAGGATCGACACCCTCTTGATCCCATGCCTTGGTAAGTATCGCCTTTGCGAGTTCTGCTGACTCCTCGTCCTGCTCGTTACGCTTCTGATTGTAACGAATCGTATCGAGTGTGAAACCCATATCTGGGCGTGAACCTCGAGGACGAGTGGGAAAAGGTTCCGGGTGTCGATTGATCCATGCTCGAATCTCTGGACTGAACCAAGGTGTGCAATAGATGACCTCGTTGCGCCATCTCAATTCCGCTTCACCCAGAGGATGAAATGAAGGTTTCAAATCCCATATTTCGCCACTATTTGGACGCTTCTCTTTCTTAGCCTTATCAGCCATTTGATGTATCTCCGTAGAGGGTTAATGATAGAGTGAGAGTCTTGAACGTCTTTAATGAAATGTATTGGTTTTTCATATATTCTCTCTGTTGAGGAGCACGATTGCCCCTCACCCCGTGGCGGGGCGAGCGCGCGGACGTAGAGAATATATGAAAAACCTACTAGACCTTGTTCATTATTCCCTAAGGGAACATAACACTCTATCATTCCCCTCGATGATCTAGCAAGGCGTAATATGGGATGCACATGCAGGAATATATATCCTCTGTGCACGCACACACGAGGAATTGATGTGTCGCAGTCGAAGACTATGCCTATCGGATAGAGGGCTTCAGGTAGGCTCCGGTACGAGGGGATAGGAGTGATATGCATACCCTAGTACCCCCTTTACAATATGTATTATATATATATATTCTCCTCATACAGCAAAGGGTAAATAACACTACATAAGCGAATCATTATGAAACACCTAGAAAACACAACTTACCTAAAACACCTACAGTTTGCTTGGTCAACTTCTGGCAAACTGCTAGTATTGGTATTGGTGGGGTTAATTCATGGTATTTTTCCATTCATCCTACCTAGATATGTATCTTCTACTGTGCACCGGTTACACAGTGAGTTTGGGCACCACGTAGGGTAGCTAGGGGTAATACCCTAAAATCGCTTAGAGAGGCTATTTGGGGGCTTATAGAGCATGAAAACAGAATGGGTAGAGGAACTAATAGAGTTATATGCTCAAGGCTTACTAACAGAAGGTGAGTTACGGGAGAGATTAAGGGGTTTAATTACTGGTCCGTCTGGGTTTGTTTATGCGCCAGAAAACTACCATCCAACAAAGATAAGAACCTCCAAGTACAGTGAGCATCTTGACCCATCTATTGGAGAAGAGTCATGGCATGATCCTTATCCTAGAACCTTACTGCCACCTAAAGGACCGGATATAGAACTAGAAGATGATGTTTATGATCGATGGGGAGTTACTGGATTAACTGAGCATGATTACGATCCAGCTAATGACCCTGAGTGGGAAGCGCATGATGCTAACATGCGTGAAATGTATGGGCCAAATTGGCAGGAGATTGTACACAAAGAGTTTGTAGAAGACGGTTCTCTACGCAGGATGCAGGAAGGACTAGACAAACTTCTCAAAGAGCAGAAAGGCGAAGATAAGGTATCGATGGAAAGCCTTTTCGATGATATTGAAGCAGAGGACAAACTAGGAGGCTTGTTGTCCTTCTTAGCAGAGAAAGGGGCAAAAGGAAGCAGATTACTAGGTGGGGCTGGGATGGCTTTATACCCATCCAGCACTGCTCTTGATGAGAATGAGGATGTTGTTCTAATGCGTCAGATGCAGGATGAATTACGGAGAAGAAGACGCTAATGGCGTATACCAAAGCAGAGAAGAAGGCACGGAAGAAACCCGGTGGCTCTAATGTAGGTGAGTACCGTAAGGTCAAATCATCTGATTTCTGTGGTCCTGCTGGTGGTGCACCAAAAGGCAGCTTTCCTGTCAACACATTGGCAAGAGCAAGATCAGCCCTTAAACTAGCACACAATGCACCTAATCCTTCTGGTATAAAGTCATGCGTCTTGCGTAAATACCCACAGTTAAAGTAATGGCTCAAAAAAAGAAAAGGCAATCTTACTTAAAGCAGCTAAAGGCTATACGGGCTAGCCGCAGACAAGCTGAGATAGAAGATGAGATGGCTCTTCTGGAGATGGCTCGTAAGCGCATGGAACACTACCAGAGTGAAGGCTGGTCCCGCCAAGGTTTTCACAGGGATGATCAGCCCGGGCCGAATCAGCCTGTTCCTGACCTAGTAGAAACCATGAAATATTCTATGCGTCGTGACCCGGGATCACGAAGAAGGTTTAGGCCGGACACGCAGACCTCACATGACGATGAAGCAAAAAATATATGGCATCCATTACCCCTTCCCGAAAATATACCGACGAATTTTACAACAGGCTTAGGGTACCAAGTAGACAAGGATTCCGCTGGGGTTGTCCATAGATCGCCAACAGTCACAGCTAACTACGTGAGAAATGCGGGTTTAGGTGGGCCAGCAGTTCCACTTCCAGTACGAAACGTAGAAGATATTCCATTCGACACAGTAAATATTGATAAGGAACTTACAGGGGTTGGTCGTGTAACTTCTGCTGATATAGCGAGAGACCCCAATTTAAGTTTACCTTCACTAGAAGTCCCTGCGGACATTGGGGATATTAGGATGCACGAAAGAATGCACAAAGCAAGCGATCATGCTTTTCGATCTCCTTTCTTTGAAAAGGAAAGAGGAAGGTTTCTTGGTGGAGGACACCCTGAAAAAACCAAGCAAGAAGAGTACAACGAATTTATAAAAAGAGGGGGTTCGCCTCAAGATAGATTGCATAGCAGGGAGCATGAAATGGTGTATACTGCTACCCAACCGCTTGACCCAAGGCATGAAGCGTCGGATGTTAGGACTAGGAGAGATGTAGCAGACTTTGTGAAAATGATAGGCTCTGGTTACGGAGAATACAATAAGGAAACTGGTCAGTATGAAGGTAAGTCAGGTTTAGCTGCGAGACAAGTTGAGGCTTATCGTAAGGATATGACGGAAAAAGAGTTATACAGGGAATACTGCAACCTGAATCCTGATGATCCTATATGTGCTTCTCGTATGACCTCCAGACCTTATTATAGACCTGCTACGAACGAAAGAAGAAAAAGAAAGAAAGAAGATGACTACAACAAATGACAGACAGACAAGATAAATTCATACAGCATTATGCAGAAACAGGTAACGCTACCCAAGCGGCTATCCATGCTGGCTATTCTCAAAGAACAGCGAAACAACAAGGGCATCAGCTAAAAGAGCAGCTTAGACCCTTGATCGCTGAGAAGACCAAAGAGGTACTTGCAGATAAGGTACCTAATATGTTAAACTTGTTAACAACTATAGCGGAGACATCTACCAGTGACTCTGCTAGGATATCAGCAATCAAAGACTTACTCGACAGAGCGGGACTCAAACCTATTGAAAGGATTGAACAAACCAATATCGAATCCATGAGCGATGAAGAAATCCAAAGACAAATCGACAGCCTTATTAAACACTAAAGACAAAGACTTACTGCTTGACCTACTCCAAACCCAACGGGCTAGGGAGAGGTACAATAGGATAAATTTTTACGATCCTTATCCTTATCAGTTAAAGTTTCATCTAACAGGACAAGATTGTAACCAAAGATTACTTATGGCGGCTAACCGCATAGGTAAATCTTATTGCGGTAGCGCAGAAATGTCTTATCATTTAACGGGTTTATACCCTGATTGGTGGGAAGGAAGGGTATTTAAACAGCCTATTGTTGCATGGGCTGGTGGTGTATCTAACGAAACCACGCGAGATATAGTACAATTTGAATTATTGGGTTCCCCCGATGACCCCGATGCTTTCGGGTCTGGTACGATTCCAAAAGATTACATAGTAAAAACGGAACGCAAGCCCGGAGTACCTAACGCTAAAAGTGTAGCGTTGGTAAAGCACGTTTCTGGTGGGAACTCTTCTTTACATTTTAAAGCCTACGAAATGGGTGTGGAGAAATGGCAGGGTAGGTCAGTTGATTGTATATGGCTTGACGAGGAACCTCCCCGTGATATATACTCCCAAGCAGTCACTAGG